TGGCCATGGGTAAGGGTAGTATTGTTGTGGAAGAAGACCTTCTACGACATACAGTATTAAATTCAATCAGACAATATAAACATCAATTCAGGCATGTTGATCATGGCGGTTTTGTTATTTGTTGTGATTCTCCAAAGAACTGGCGAAAAGAGTCTTTCCCAGAATACAAGGCAAACAGAAAGAAGAGAAGAGAAACCGATTCTACAGATTGGACCTCTCTCTTTGAGTTCCTACACCAGATGATTGCAGACCTGCGTGAATACTTTCCATACAAAGTAATGAGAGTAGAACGTGCAGAGGCAGATGATATTATTGCTGTTTTGACTCAGGAAGAAATGAAAAATCCTACTACGATTATTTCAAGTGACAAAGACTTCATCCAGTTACAGAAATATGAAGGAGTTCAGCAGTGGTCACCTTTAACAAAGAGTTTCGTTAAAGGTAATCCAGAAGAATCACTTTGGGAAAAACTGATCAAGGGTGATGTTGGTGATGGTGTGCCAAACATACTCTCATCTGATGATACACTTGTCACAGAAGGTAAGCGACAGAGGCCTGTATCTAAAAAGAAGATGGAATTGTGGAAGACTGATCGCAGTGATTGGAATGAGGACATGAAAAGGAACTTCAATCGCAATGAAATGATGGTGGATTTGGAAAAAACTCCAGAATCAATTCGTATAAATATTATCAATCAGTTCAGAGAACAGGTTCCGCCACATGGTAGACTGATGGAATACTTCACTGAAAAGAGATTGAAGAATCTTATGGAACACCTTGACGAGTTTTGATTATGGCAGTACCAATACCAACTATTTTAAAAGAGATAGCCTCAAAGAGTAAAAAAGATGAGAAGAAAGAAGTTCTTCTCAAATATGCAAACAATGGAGCTTTTAGGGAAATTCTCAAATATGCCTTTGATCCAAATATAAAGTTTCTTTTACCGCCTGGAAATCCACCATATAATTCAGTAGTAGACGATTCGGAAAATCCGACCTACTTGTATGGGCTAGTAAGGAAACTCTATCTTTTTGTTGAAGGTGGTAATCCTAATCTAAAACCAGCTAGGAGAGAATACCTTTTCATTGAATTACTAGAAAGTCTTCACCCCTCTGAGGCAGATCTTCTTCTTCAAGTCAAAGACAAGAAGATCAAATGTAGAGGATTAACGTATAACCTTGTAAAAGAAACATTTCCAAATTTAATAACGTGAGATCAATTAAAACTATAGAGGATAGAATCGTAAGTCTTGAGAAGATAACCTCTGATGGTGTATCTTCCAAGGAGGAAGCAGAATTACGGCAAATAGATATGACTGGCATGGAGCCGAAGCAAATTAGTGTTGTCCTTGCTCGTGAGTTTGGAGTTTCCTTAACTATGGATTGGTCATCTACCAATCAGCGCTTTTCCACCACTTTGGGAGGCGTGACATTCAACTCCGATTTCAACTATAAGGATTTTCTTAGAGATCCTTTAGAGAATAAACAAGCCAGAAGTTCCCGCCGAAAATAGCTTCCATAATATCAACTTAATCGTAAGAGGAATATGAAGAGAATTTTTATTTTTCTTGGCCTCTTTGTCATGTTATTTGCGACATCTGCAAACACAGGGGGCATAGATCACAGTTGGGTTCCAACCATATACCAACCAGCTATTGTTGAGGTTGAACCTAAACCAGTAAAAATGTTACTAGATCCAAGTGAACTTGATTGTATGGCAAAAAACATCTATTTTGAAGCTGCAATTGAGTCCACTGCAGGTAAACTGGCTGTGGCACAAGTAACAATGAACAGAGTTAGATCGTCAAATTATCCAGATACAATCTGCAAAGTTGTCAAACAGGGTAAACATCATGCAAATGGTTTTCCAATGAGAGATAGATGCCAGTTCAGCTGGTATTGTGATGGAAAACATGATACACCCTTCCAAGGAAAGATGTGGCAGGAATCAATAAATCTTGCAAAATATGTCATGAAAACTCCAAGTCTGATAGACGTAACAGATGGAGCAACTCACTATCATGCAAACTATATACCTGACCCTAGATGGGCAGATAAAAATAAGAAGACAGTTGCCATTGATACTCATATTTTTTACAGAATTTATACATTTTAACTTGACAATGTGACAGTGGAGTGTTATTATATTCTTGTAATGATGATTGAGTAACCCTAATGAGAATTGATATGAGTGCGACAAGAGAAGAGTTGATCAATGAATGTGCAGAACTGAGGGTTGAAAACTCAGAACTGCGAGAAGAAATTGCAAGACTGAGAGAAAGTCTGCGAAGAGAGTATGAAGACGGATACCGATTCGGAAAGGAAGAGTCAAGACTTGTTGAAGAAGCCGTAGAGGCAATGATATGAGATTCCTTCTTTCACTAATGGTTTCGGGTCTGGTTGCAACGAGTCTTTTCGGTGCGGGTGATATATGTGTTCGCCCAGATGGTTGTCGTATAGATATTACTTCTGGTGAATGTATTGATTGTATCAAACCAGATGACATTTCTGCTCCCAAATCATGTCTTGATGAGAGATCAGAGTGTATTGACTTTCATGGTGAAGTCATGATGTGTGAAACAATCCTCATGGAGTGTAGGGCAACTGAGATAGCTGCCATAAAATTTGAATTGATGATGAAGAGGTCTAAGTGAGTTACCTAGATGATGTTGGAGTTCGTAAAGAATTCTTTTTACGACTTGACCAAAGGTTTGACAAAGTAGGACAAGATGGTGCACCATATTCAGTTCATAAACTAGTGAACAGAGATGGTTTGAAAGCCATGTTCTATCGGTATAGTGGTGATGTGTCCTTTAACGAGAAGGATTGTATCTTGGTAAAGGCAACTGTTGCAGATCATCGTGTTTATAAAGATGAACCTGAAACTTATCTTAATCGTGTGAAAGTATTAAAGAATGTAGGATCAAAGTGAATATATTTGTATTAGATGATTCTCCCAAAGAATCTGCAGTAGCACACTGCGATAAGCATGTGTGTAAAATGATGATAGAATATGCTCAGATGTTATCTACAGCCCATCGTGTTCTTGATGGTGATGAGGTAATATCTGAGTCTTTGTATAAAGTGGCTCACAAGAATCATCCTTGTACGATATGGACTCGTACAAATAGGAGTAACTACTTGTGGCTATTTCGTCTATGGAAAAATCTTTCTATGGAATATACTGAGAGATACGATAGACTGCATTTGTCTTGGACAAAGTTAAATTTGTATCTTCAGTTTCACCCAAGAAATATTCCAGAAGGTGAATTGACAGAACAACCACAATGTATGCCAGATTATTGTAAAACTGAAAAAGATGTAATTAAGGCTTACAGAAACTACTACATAAATGAGAAGAGTAAGTTTGCTGTATGGAAACATGCCAGTCAACCCGATTGGTATAACGAAGGAGTGAAAAGTGCCAACATACGTTTATAAATGTGAGACTTGTAATGAATCTTGGGAAGAGAGTCTTTCGTATGAAATGAGAGACAAACCAGTTGAAGAAGGATATGGAGAGTGCACAGTCACAAGTCCATGTGAAGGAAAAGTTGTCAGAGTTCCGGCAATGCCTGGATTTGCATACGATAACATTTCATCGCCAGGTCATCTAAAGAAAACTCCAAGCTGGATGAAAGATAAATTAAAGACAATAAAAAAAGAACAACCATTGGCAACAATGAGTGTTCCAGATTAATCATGAAAACTTTTAATCATGTAGGTAATGACCTTAAAGAATTAAAAACTGAAAACATTGAAGGGAAGAGATTCTATGTCACTCCTAAAGGCAATAAGTACGTTAGTATTACCTCGTTACTCGGTAACCTTTCAAAACAATCAATTATTGAATGGCGAAGAAGGGTTGGTGAGGCAGAGGCCAACAAGATTAGTAGACAAGCGAGTAGTAGAGGAACCCGCGTACATAATATCTGTGAGTCGTATATCAAGAACCAAGAGGGAATACTAGAAGGTGTTTTACCAGATGCAATAGATATGTTCAATTCTATTGTGCCACTTTTGGATAGAATAGATAACATCCATGTTGCAGAGGGTGCATTATATTCTGATGATCTAGGTGTTGCTGGAAGAACAGACTTGATAGGTGAATTTGATGAGAAACTATCAGTCATAGATTACAAAACTTCCAGAAAGAAAAAGACTTGGGAGATGTGTCATGCTTATTTTATGCAAGGTGCCTTTTATGCACATGCCTATGAAGAACTTACTGGAATCTCCATAAACGATATTGTAATAATTATGGCAGTAGAAAGTGACAAACCTCTATTGTTTAGAGAAACAAAAGATAGATGGATTGAACCTTTGAAACAAGTGATTACTAAATATTCTTAGAATTTGTTCGTTGACCTATTAGGGTAACTAGCAAGACGCCGGTTCAACTCCGGCCGGCTCCACCAAGAGGACACAATCAATGGATGATTGGGACTTAATTGCGTTGTGGGTTCTTATTTTATCAATAGTCATAGGCATGTATTATGTCCTTGATTGGATACTTGTGTCTTGATGATGGGGCCGTCGTGGATTAGATTGGTAGTGAGAGCAGTAGTGAGAACAAATAGGGTGATGACCAACATCAACTAAACATAATCGCAGATAACAACGATTATATTTCTGCATCGGAATATTACGCTCTTGCAGCGTGACCGATAGCCGAGTTGGGAGTGTCACTTGGGAACAGAAGCACACTCCACAACAGAAAGGATATATGTCAGGCGGTTTACAAAATGATCCAACAGGGTCTTCTCAAGCAAGTGAGATCAGAAAAAGATTTGAGAGAGATGTAGTCCGTGAAAACATGCCTCCATATTACCTTATTAGAGAGTTACATGAAAAAGAGAATGGAGTTCAGTATAAAGACTTCAGACTTCCTTACAATGCAGGGTTGTGCAGGGTTTCATGGGAAAATGACGAGTGGAGGTTTAATTACATAACATAGGAGCAGGTGATATGAAGAAAATTATTATCACTTTATTTTTATTGATTGGAACTATTGCTTATGGTCAGACTCATGGTGATGTGAGTTTATCAAAAACGGCAGATATTAAGAAACATTTTACAAAGGATGTTTGTGACAAAATATTGACAGATACCTTTACGATCTGTTATGACTTTGAAAGAAAGTCACCAATTGCGGTCTATACAGAAGTTACCAAAGAGACAGTTGATCTTCTGAATATAGATCCAAGACCACCCTTTTTCACAGACAAAAGACTTGACAAAAGTGTGGCAACAGCAAACGATGATTACAATAATACTGGTTATGATAGAGGACACTTAGGTGCATCAGATGCATCTCATGATTGGTCCAAGAAAACTTTGAAGGCTACATATAGTATGGCCAACATCGTTCCTCAAACAAAACGGGCAAACAGATACAAATTTGTTTCACTTGAAAAATTAGAACGTGAGAAAGCGGTAGAACATGGTGTTTTAGAAATGCTGACTTTGGTTTACTTCAACGATAGACCAAAGAAGATAGGAAAGAGTAAATTACAAGTTCCTTCAGCATTTGGAAAAGTGTTCACTGCCAAGAATTACAGAGAATGTTTTTTTGTTTGGAATACAGACGAATACGATAAGAAAAAAGGTAAAGACCCATACACTTACAAAAGAGATTGTGATGAAGTTCT